GCCCGGCAGTACGCCCCCACGACCGGGTCGTCCCAGTAGGTGCCCTTGCGCAGGCGGGCGCGGTGGGCGATGTGCTCGTCGGCGAAAGAGAGGAAGTCGGGCACCAGCGCGGCGGGCCAGCACAGCGCCACCACCGGCACCCAGTTCGCGCTCGTGGGGAGTTGCACCCACGGCTCGCCGCGCTTGTACGCCTCGCGCACCCAGCGCCCGTGCAGGCCCATACCGGGGACGAAGAATGCGACGAGGCCGGAGTGGTGACCTAGTGCACTAGTGACGCGCTCGTCGAAGTCCATGCACAGGGTCACGTCGTCCTGGAGCACGAGCCGGTGGGTGCACTCGGGCGTACGGCGCAGGCACTCCAGATAGGTGCGGATGGCCGAGGGTGGGCCGTCGGGGGCGGGGTCGTCGACCACCTCGTAACGCCCAAGCTCCTCCGGCAGGAGACGCGACGGGTGGTGCTGGATACAGACCGAAAGATTCACCCGGGCGGCGGGGGATGGACCGGTGGGGAGACCGCCCGGGCTACTTGTACGGATCGAAGATGGAGCCGGTGCAGCCGAGCGAGCGCACGCGCTTGCGGATGTGCGACGTGACCCGCTGCTGGGATGCGTTCCCGCGCCCCTGCGCCTGGATGGCGTTCCGCGCGTCCGTGCAGTTCGCGATGGGGAAGGAGCCGTCGGGCAGCGCCTCGCCCGAACGCGCCATGCGCCGCCTGTCCTCGGGGGAGTAGTCGCGGAAATCGACCTTGTTGAGCACCGCCAACTCGGCCCCGCAGAACTCACCGACGCCCAACTCGACGAGCATGTCGATGTCCTCGGCCATCTGCAGGTCGTACTCGGCCCGCAGCGCCTCGGCAAAGTCGGCCTCGTCCGGTGCGCCCAGGATGAGGGTCGCGACCTCCAGGGACTCCGCTGACGCGCTGAGAGCCAACTGGGAGCGCGCCACGGGGAAGCCAGGGGTGTTGACCGCGAGCGCCGCCTGAAGCTCCAGAGCGCCGTCGTGGATGCGCCAGTCGCCCGAGGGCGGGCAGGCGCGGAAGTCGCGAATCTGCTCCGGCGTCGCGTCTGACTTCATCGTCCCGCAAATCCAGATGCCGAAGACGCCGTCCTTCGCGCGGGTGAACGCGACGCAGGTCCCGGTGTTGTCGTAGTGCGCGCGGGCGGCGGCAGCGCCCATGTTCAGCGGCGCGTGCCCGGTGCCGATGGTGATGCGACCGATGGGAACCTCGGAGCCGTCGTCGCAGAGAATCGCGCCCAGGTGGAACTGGGAGTAGTTCGTCCGGGAGTGCGGCGCGTACATGCAGGACGAGTATGCCCCGTTCGCGCGCCCGGCGTGGCAGGTGTTCCACAGCGCCAGGTGCCCGTACACCTCGCCGGTCGGGAGGATGGTGATGGGCGTCGGCTCGTCCGGCTCGTCGCGGAAGAACCAGTCGCGCGGGGGTGCGAGGGGCGGTTCTACGCTTGCCGTCAGCGGCGTCTCCAGGACAGTCATCGGCTCGACCGGAACCTCCTGTGGCTTGATAGCGAAGCCGGATGCCACCAGCGCCGTGTCCTCCACGATGCGGATGACCGTCTCCTCGAAGGCCGCGATGGAGGCGAGAGACGCGCCGCCGATCTTGCCCGCGATGCCGCGCAGATAGCCCTCCGGCACGCCGCCGAAGAACATGGACAGCATGTCCTCCTCGCTCAACTCGCGCGGGTCGACCTCCTCGTAGGTCTCGGCGTGAATGAGCGCCTGGCGCTCCATCGGCAGGTCGAGAGAGATGCCGACGCCGTTCTCCATCTGGCGGATGGCGTCCTCGGACTCGGGGGAGCCGTCGAAGGTGCCCTCGCCCCAGATGACCACGGCCTGAGGCGGCAGAGGGTCGGGCAAGTCGAACCCGTCCTTCTGGAACTCGGCAGCCGGGAAGCGCTCGACGACCTCGATGCGCCCGACCGTCTCGGTGGCGCGCTGGTCGTCATGGGAGGCAGCGATGGGAAGCGGCAGTTCACGTTCGCCAATCTCACCGGGGATGAGGTAGCGCCCGTCGCTCGTGGGGGAACCCTCGATGGCGAGGATGCCTTCCCACGGCGTGCGCTGGCGCTCACTGGCCGCTGGCGTGGCGGCGTCGTCGGCGACGGTGATGGTGACGGCGGCGGTTGTCGCGTTCGTATCCATGTCGGCAGGGTAGGGAACAGACAGGACGGTGTAATCACTCGTCACGTTTGCGCCTGTCCCCGTGTCCACCAGCCGCACGGTGGTAATCGGCTCCGCGCTCGCCACAACCTCCTCCGGCACCTCGGGTCCGGGGCCGCCCGAGTAGATGAGCGTGCACCGGCAGTTGATGACCTCCTCGTCGGGCAGGTCGGGGTCACCGGGGTACATCGCCGGGTAGCCGCCCACGTCGAAGTAGTCCTCGACGCCTACCTCCTGCCCGTCCGCCTCGGCGTGCGTCTCGCGCGTGCGGTCGTCGTTGGTCGCCAGCCACACCTTCGTCACATCCTCGCGCCCGGCGAAGGCCTCGGTGGCGATACCCAGGCTCGCGCCGTTCGCCAGGCCGATGAGGTCGGTGCGGGCCAGCGCGACCGCCCGGTACTCGGCCTGCCCGTCGACCGCTTCCACGATGGCGTTCGCGGTGCGGGGGATGGAGTAGCCCTCGTTCGCAGCCGTCTCGATGACGCCCCGGTAGATGTCGCGCAGGTCGGCCTCGGTGGCGAAGGAGGCGTGGGAGCCGACCTTGTCCAGCAACTCCGGCGTGATGCGGGGCTTGATGTCGAACGCTATGTCGTGGGCCTCATAGGCGGCCACGAGCAGCTTCACGAGTTCGGTGCGCTCCTTCGCGGTCAGCCGGTCGACCTGGTCGCCGATGTTGCCGGGGACGACCTCGTCCTCGTCGGGCGGGATGTTCCCGGCGGCCACGAGCGCGTGCACCTGACTTCGGTAGGCGCGCGCCATGCGCCGCCCTGCGCCGCGCAGAAGGCGCTTGTACGCCTTCGCCAGTGGCTCGATGGCTGCCTGCTCCAGGTCGGCGTGCACCGACTTCGTGATGCGGTTGAGTTCGTCCGGCGTCACGCCGCCTGGCCCGACAGGGACCTCACCCTGCCCAGGAAGCCAGCAGGCAGGTCGGGGGCCGCGTCGTAGATGGTCGAGACGACGTGCATCTCCAGGACCTCGGCGAGCGCCTGGGCCTGAGCGTGGCTGACGCCCATGCGGATGGCGACCTCGGTGAAGTTGCGGCCACCTTCGAGCGCGAGGGACAGGAGGTCGGGGCCGTGCTCCATGACCAACTCGGGGCCGAGCGTGTAGGCCACCAGGCCCGCCCTGACGCCCTTGACCTGCTCGACGCACTCCGGGCAGCGGCCCATCAGATGATTGCGCAGGCGCGTACCGATGCGGGAGCGCACCTCCTCCATGACTGCCTCGGCAGCGCCCAGGAGCCGGTACGTCTCGGAGTCCATGCCCGCTGGCACCGGAGGTGCGCCGCGTGGCGTCTCCTGGCCGGTGGGCGGCCCGCCGTTCCCATTCGGGCCAGTCGCGCCGGTCGCTCCCGCCGGGGGGACCGGCGTGACGTTCGGCAACTTCGCCACCGGCTCGGGCGGAACGATCTCCCCGTTCTTGACCTCGACCTCGACCTTCGTCGCCACGAACAGCGCCTCGGCCAGTTCCTCGTCGGTCATCGCGTCATCGTCGGTCGCGTTGCCCGCCGCGCGCAGGTACTCCTTGCCGACCGCGCGGGCCTCGTAGAGCTTCAGCGCGTCCGCGAACCCGTCGGGGTTGACCAGCACCTCGGCCGGGTCGTAGCCCACGGTCACGAGTTTCCAGTCGCCGTAGCCGCGGTCCTTCGCCGCCGGGCGCAGGTAACTAGACGCCACGTTGTCGGCGAATCCCTGCGCGACCGGGTCGACGTGGCCCCAGGAGTCCTCGTCCACCATCCAGGCGTTCCAGTGCTGGGTGCCGGACGTGCTCAACCCCATCACCTTCTCGGGCGGCATGTCGACGCCGACCGCGAAGCGCTGCAGCGCCTTCTCCCGCAGTTCCAGTTCGCGGATGACCTCGTCCGGGTTCCAAATCTTGATGAGTGACCAGACCTTGCTCATGTCGCCCATCGCCGGGTCCGGCACGCGGATGACGATGGGCGCGACCGACTCGGCGCTACCCGGCTTGCCGATGGCCGCAATCATCGCCTGCGTCAGCCGTGACTGGAACGGGTCCTCCTCCGGATTCTCCTCACCGACCACCTGCTGCAGCGGCTTCAGCGACCACGACTGCGGGATGGCGAGGATGCCCGGGCCAGCCAGACGGGAGATGAGGCGGGCGTTGATGGAGTCGGTGGAGCGAACGATCTCCTCGCACTCGGCGAGCACGGACAGCATGGGGGCATCGGCCAACTGCGAGTAGGCCGGGTGCTGCCGCCACCAGCGGAAGACCTTGACGTTGTCGCCGAGCGGCTCGAACTGGTCATCCTCGGCCTCCACCAGTTCGACCGGAGTGAGGCCGGGGGCATACACGCGGTGCCAGACGTCCTGGCCCGCCTTCTTGCCCTGCTTGCGCAACTCCAACTTCGAGACGATCTCCCAGGACTCGTCGACCTCCTCACCCGTGTCCGGGTCGATGTGGCCCTGCGTCCACAGCAGGTAGCACTCGCCCATCAGGAAGTCGAGTTGGCCGTAAGTGGCGAGCATGACTCCGCGTCCGCCGCCGGGGTCCTGGAAGCGGTCGAACAGTTCGGTCAGGAGCGGGTCATCGGTCTCCTGCACCTCGCCCGTGTCCGGGTCGCGCAGAGCCGGGAACCAGCGGATCTTCGCCAGCGTGCGGGCGGTGAACTGGGCCGCGTAGCGCACGGCCCCGATCTGGTCGTAGTAGGCGAGCGCGTCGAGTTGCTTCTGCAGCGCGCGGTTCGAGCCGGTTCCGGTCGGCTTCGGCGTGGAGGATGCGCGGGAGGCCGACGCCGTGATGGCGCGCGGGACGGTCATGGATGCGCCTGACGGTCGAGTCCGCCGGGCGTCTCGTGTCGCCACTAGGCCGCCTTCTGCCGCTTCGCGTCGCGTTCGGCTATGCGCGCTGCACGCCGGATGGACGCTTCCTCACGAGCGGCCTGGATGCGCGCTGCGCGCTCCTGCCGCTCGGCCATACGCTCTTCCCTGGACTTGCCACAGCCACAAGCCAACTTCGGTTCCTCCTCGATCGCTGCCGGGGAGAATAGTGGCCGGACGTGACGGTTGGCTACTCCTCCAGCCGGTCGATGGTGACACCGAGGAAGCCGACAACAGCGGAGAGCGCGAACGGGACTGCCACCACAACGGCACCATGAGGCCATGCGAGCCAGGCCAGCCACCAGGCCAGCGTTACCCAGAATCCGGCGCACCAAGGGCAGGTGATGAAGTAGTCGAGCCACTTCGCACGCTCCTCCAGGCGCACGAGCACCCAGTCGCGCGGCTTGTCGAGCACGGCGTCGTCGCCGACCAACTTCCAGATGCGGAAGGCGGCGAGGGCCAGCAGGGCGAACGTCCAGGGTTGGGGAATCACGCCATCTCCGCAAAGAGCGACTGCTGCTGCAACCGCCGCGCCGCCAGCTCCAGATAGGACTCGTTCAGATCGATCCCCACCGCGTGCCGCCCGAGCTTGCGAGCAACGTGAGCGACGGTGCCTGAGCCGATGAAGGGATCGAGAACGATGGCGGGGACAGAGCCCAGTGGCTCATGCCTGTCGATGTCCATCCAACAGTCGCAGTCCGGTCGCCAGCCGAGGGTCTTAGTTATCCCCTCCGTGCGTCCACCGCCAGACTGTCCCACGGTCGAAGTTGCACCCCTACCTCCGCGAGCATTAGCAGATGCTTCCGTCTTAGGACAGTCACGAGAGAAGCCATTTACGCGCTTAACCTCCCGCACCCACGGCGCTCCACACTCCGGACACTTCCCCCGCTCGCTCGTCCCCGCCGCAATACACCGCCGCGCCAGTTCCTCGGGGAACGTCGCGAAGTGGGCCTCGGGGTAGGGCTGGGTGGCGATCTCCCAGACGGAGCGGATGTTGCGGCCGCCGTTGGGCCAGCGTTCTCCGTCGCGGTGCTGGATGGATCCGTCTGCGCCTTGAACGGTGGTCTTACGGCGTCCGTCGGGTCCAGACGAGCCACGAAGTCCACCATGACCACCGCCCATGCCGTGCTCGGCGTTCTTGTTCGTCTGGTCGTTCCGGCTAGGTGCCGAGTGATAGCGAGCATGGTGTTCCCACGTCTCATACCGCTCCCGCACCGCCTCCTGATCGAAGAAGTACCTCGGCTGCTTCGAGAGCAGGAAAACGTATTCATGAGCCTTGGTCGGGCGGTCCGTCACCGACTCGGGCATGGGATTGGGTTTGCTCCATATGACATCGCTTCGCAAGTACCAACCAGGCTCGTACATCGACTCAGGCGCAGGGAAGTCCACGTCGGACTCTGATCCGCGATGGAGCGCCTTGAGCGCTTCGTGAGCCGCCGCAGCACGCTCACCCGAACTCGGACATCCGATGGCAATACGCGCCTGCTGACGCTTGGCGATCAGGTGCGGATAGACCTCACGGAGCACGTCGCGGCACTCGTTGGTGCGAAGGTTCCAGCGATAGAGCGTCTGTCGCCTTCGGTCGTCCGCGCCCTTCTCAACAGCAGAGATTGATCCGCGTCCGGTCAGTTCAGCGATGCGCTCCACGATGGCGCGACTCGTGTTGCTGATCTCCATCCCCGATCCGTAGCTGTCGTTCTTGCGCTCGTAGCCCTGACCGTTGGACTGACCAGCCTTGCGCTTGTGGATGTAGATGCATCCCTCAGCGTCGATCATCGCGGCAAGCCAGATACGGTCGCGTTCTTGCTTGATCGCGCCGGTGTAGTAGGGCTGTTGCAGGGCGAAGGCGACGCGCCAGGGGATGCCACACAAGTCCTTCTGCTTCAGACCGGGCGCAGCGAGGTAGCCGGGAGCCGAGGCCGTTGCGTCACCTCCGGTCAGCCCAGACGTGATGCGCCCTCGTCCCTGTGGTTCGGCTTCGCGCCTTGCTCCCTGCCCCGTATTCGCTGCGTAACCCTCACGGCTGCCGCCCTGCGAGATGTAGCTATCCCCCAGGTTCAGCCACACCGTCCCGTGCGGAGCCAGCACCCGGCGCACCTCACGGAACACCTCCACCATGCGGGTGACGTACTCCTCGGGGGTGGGTTCGAGGCCGAGTTGCTGGTCGATGCGAGTGGCACCGCAGTAGACGCAGGTATCGCCCATCGGCGTCGGCGCTCCACCGGCACAGCCCTTGTTCGCGCCGTACTTCGGATCGCCACCCGTGCCACCTGGCGGTCGTGTGTGGTCACACCCCTCATCCCCACCCTCCCACGCCCCCGTCCCGTAGTCGCGCAGCCCCCAGTACGGCGGGGAGGTCACGCAGCAGTCGACCGACTCGGCGGGAAGTTCGCGCAGGACTTGGAGCACGTCTCCGTGGTAGAGCGTCACGTCTGCGTCTTGGAGCCACGGGGTCATCGCACCCTCCTTCGTGGACTTCATGGCGCGAACGACTCTAGCAGAGTCACGCGACGTAGTGGATGCCGTAGTTCTCCGGGTCGCTCGGTGCCTCCAACCCCTCCGGCCCCCAGAACTCCTCTCCGCACTGGCAGCGGCCGGGGATGACCTGGAAGACGTGCATCTTGCCGCCGCACTTGGTCGGGGTCATCGAGAACACCACGTCGCCGTCGGGCGTGGCCTCGCCGTCGGGGATGGGGAAGCGGATGAGGTCGCCCATCGCTAAATCTTCGTCCCCGGCGGCAGGAGGATGCGGGAGCGCGCTACCGGGATGGTCGGCTCGACGGAGTCGGGGTGCTTCTCCCACGGCGGTGGGAGGTCTTCCAGCGTCATCGAGTCGGCGAGGATGGCCGCTCCTCCCGGGAGGACCCCGCTGCGCTGGACGTTGTCGATGAGCGTACCGAGCACCTGGTGGCAGGTTGCCATCAGCGCCTGCTGCTCCTCGGTCACGTCCTCGGGGTCGGTGCCGGGATGGATGAACTTCTCGTCGGGCACGCGCAGCACGAGGATGTCGCCGCGCTTCGGCTGCACGACCTGAATCCAGTCGAGCACCTGGCGCTGC